CCGCAAATCTATACTTAGACACACCCTTATCACATTGTCTAATCTCTTGACAAATGCTACACTTTCTGTCTATGGGTAAAATATTGCAGGCGTTTGGGCTAGAGTCTAAGCCACAGTTACAAGCTCAGGCAGCACCTCAGGTGCTCGGTGAGTATTCACCTTATGCGATGCCGTTTCAGTATGCATTCGTTGGCAGAACTGAAGCAATGTCCGTGCCTGCTTTAGCACGATGCCGCAATTTACTCGCTGGCACTATTGGTGCAATTCCTTTAGAGCTTTACAAGAAATCAACCAATGAAGAACTTGGATCGCCTGCATGGTTAGAGCAGCCTTCATATTCACAGCCACGATCTGTAACTATTGCGTGGACTGTTGATTCACTTTTGTTTTATGGCCAAGCATTCTGGCAAGTTGTAGAAGTTTATTCAGAAGATGGCCGTCCTTCTCGCTTTGAGTGGATTGCTAACCATCGAGTTACTGCAACCTTAGATAGCACTAACACATTCGTTAAGTCTTATGCAGTTGATGGAACTACATTACCTATGGACGGCTTGGGATCTCTTGTTACATTCCAATCATTAGGTGATGGCATTCTCAACACTGGAGTCTCTACAATCCGTGCAGCTATTGATGTTCAGAAGGCAGCAGCAATTTCAGCATCCCAACCAATGCCCACTGGAATAATTCGCAATAACGGGGCTGACTTAGATCCTAAAGAAGTATCTGGGTTACTAGCCGCCTTCCGCCAAGCTCGAAATAATCGTGCGACTGCCTATCTCACTTCCACTTTGGAATATGTTCCAGTTTCATTTTCACCTAAAGACATGATGTACGGAGAAGCGATTTTTAATCTTGCCACGGAAATTGCGCGTTTGTGCAATGTGCCTGCTTACTATGTTTCAGCAGACCAAAATAACTCTATGACTTATGCCAATGTGCAAGATGAGCGTAAGCAATTCTTGACACTATCTTTACAGCCATTCATTACTGCTATCGAAGATCGCTTGTCAATGGATGATATTACAGCTCGTGGCAATGTTGTGAAGTTTGATATTGATAAGAACTTCCTACGCACTGACCCAATGCAAGAACTAGCAGTAATCGAAAAACTTCTATCCCTTAATTTAATTACTCCAGAACAGGCGATGGAAATGACTGACCTAACACCTAACGGAAACAATGGTATGGAATGAACCAAGTAATCACCTTTTCAGCTGACCTCACAGCAGACTCAGCAAGTCGCACAGTCTCTGGCAAGATTGTGCCTCTTAATGTCGAAGCAGGATCTACAAACATGGGCAAAGTAATCTTTGCTTCTGGATCTATTGATATCGCAGACCCTAAAGCAATTAAGTTGCTTAGCCAGCATGACACTAAGAAGCCTTTAGGTCGCATGGTTTCATTTAGCGAATCAGAAGATGCAATTAACGCAGTTTTTTCTGTAAGTCGTTCACAGCGCGGTACAGAAGCTTTAATCCTTGCAGAAGAAGGATTGCAGAGCGGTCTATCAATCGGGGCAGAAGTCCTCAAGTCAAAGATTAAGGACGGCGTGACATATGTATCCGCTGCTCGCTTGGTCGAAGTAAGTTTAGTAACAGAGCCAGCATTTAAGTCTGCTCAGGTTACTGATATTGCAGCAGAAGAATCTACTGCAGAAGAATCAACCCAACCAACAGAAAGCGAGACAGCCACCGTGGAACAAACCACTCCAGCAGTCGAAGCAACACCAGTTGATGCGCCAGCGGTAGAAGCTGCTCGTCCAACTGTTTCAGCAGCATACTTCACAAAGCCACGCATCGAAGTAACAGCAGCTAAGTACGCAGAAAACACAATCCGCGCAGCACTAGGTGATGAGTCAGCTCGTCAATACCTATTAGCAGCAGATGACACAACAGATAACGCTGGTCTTGTACCAACACGCCAACTGTCAGAAATCATCAACCCACTTGGAACAACTATCCGTCCATCAATTGATGCAATCTCTCGTGGAGTGCTTCCAGATGCAGGTATGACTTTCGAGATTCCAAAGATTACACAGATGCCAACTGTTGCAGAGACAGCAGAAGGCGCAGCATTCTCTGACACAGATCAGAATGCAGCATTCCTATCAGTATCAGTCAAGAAGTACGCAGGACAGCAGACATTCTCTGTAGAACTTCTAGATCGTACATCTCCAGCATTCTTTGATGAGCTAGTCCGCAACATGGCAGCAGCTTACGCAAAGACAACAAACGCAGCAGTAAACGCAGCGTTGATTGCAGGCGCAACAGCAGATGCAACAACAACAGTTACATACCCAACAGCAGCAGAGTTGCTAGGTATTGTTGCTCGCGGTTCAGCATCAGTCTATGCAGCAACAGCAGGACTACCTAACCCATTTGCTCGCAACATGGTCGTATCAACAGGACAATGGTCAAACATCATGTCTCTAAACGATGCAGGCCGTCCAATCTACACAGCTTCACAGCCAATGAACGCAGGCGGTCAAGTAGCACCAACATCACTAACAGGTAATGTTGCAGGACTTAACCTCTATGTAGATCCAACAAACGCAGGCGATGGCGATGGAACAATCCTCATCGTTAACCCAGATGCGTACACATGGTACGAGTCACCAACATACCGCCTACGCGCAGAATCAACTGCAGCAGGACAGGTAACTATCGGTTACTACGGCTTTGGCGCAATCGCGACTAAGGTCGGAGCTGGTGCGTTTAAGAACAACAAGGCTTAATTAAAGCCCACTAAGTACGCTCTAGGGGGTCAGTAGCCCTCTGACCCTCTAGAGTCTTTAGAAAGGACATCATGGCACTTACAACAGTCGCAGAGCTTCGCTCCACCCTTGGTGTTGGCACTTTGTACAGTGATAGCGTTTTGCAAGAAGTCTGCGATGCTACAGATGCCGTTCTTCTCCCTATGTTATGGACAGATGTTTATTTTAATGTGGCACATGAAAACACAACCACAGTAGGCACTTTATATTTTGATATACCTGTAAAAGATATATTCTATGTTGGTGAGACAGTTGTCGTAAGTGGCAACAAGTCACACTTTAACGGATCTAAAACAATTACAGAAGTTAAAGATTACTCAATCAGTTACAACATAAATGGAACTCCAGCAGCAACACCACGCCATAATGTTAATCCTTATGGCACAGTCACAGCAGATGTGACAACAGACTGGGCAGAAGATAAAGCAATCCAGCAAGCAGCTTTGATGATATCTGTCGAAATCTGGCAGGCGCGTACAGCCACCCTTTCAGGCAGTAACGCTGTCGATTTCCAGCCAAGCCCTTACCGAATGAGCGCACAGCTTCTCGCTAAGGTGCGAGGATTAATCGCACACGCACTAGACCCACGCTCGATGGTGGGATAATGCCCGTTGCCGTCACTACCCTTCGCACCACATTAGCCACAGCTCTAGTAGATAACGCTAAGTGGCAAACCTTTGCTTTCCCACCTGCCACAGTATTGGCAAACTCTGTCATCGTGTCTCCAGATGATCCATATCTAACACCTAGCAATAATCAGCACATCACCATTAGCCCAATGGCTAACTTTAAGATTGTTATGACTGTGCCATTGTTTGACAATGAAGGAAACCTTAACGGGATAGAAGATACAGTTTGTAGCGTGTTCGCAAAGCTTGCTGCATCATCTCTGGTCTATAATGTAAGCGCAATAAGCGCACCAAGTATTCTCAACGCTGCATCGGGTGACCTACTCAGCTGCGAGATGTCAGTATCAATCCTAACGAGTTGGAGCTAAACCATGACCGATATGGCACAATGGGAAAAAGAGAACGAAGCCTTCCTGATCAAAATCGGTCAGGTTAAGCCAGTGGCATCAAAGCCATTAACTAAGAAAGAAGAGGAATAAGCCGATGGCAGTTTATCTATCAAATGGCGTGAGTGTAACTGTTAACTCGGTTGATCTCTCATCGCTAGTTAGCGCAGTAACAATCAATCGTTCATTCGATGAATTAGAAGTTACAGCAATGGGTGACTCAGGTCACAGGTTTGTTAAGGGTCTAGAGGCATCATCAGTAACGATTGATTTCTTTAATGATTCTGCATCTGCAAAAACATTGCAAACATTAAACTCATCATCTGTCTGGGGTAATTCTGTTACTGTAGTGATCAAGCAAACTACAGCAGCAGTAAGTGCGGAAAACCCTTCTTACACAATGTCTTGCTTAATTAACAACACTACTCCAGTAAATGGCGCAGTTGGAGATCTATCAACTCAGTCAGTTACATGGACTGTAAACGGTACAATCGCAGTAGCAACTTCATAATCAATTAACAAAGGGGCAAACCATGGCAAAACTAAAGATAGTTCGTACAGATGGAAGCGTACTAGAAGGCGAGATAACTCCAGCTGTGGAGTACTCATTTGAGCAGTACGCTAAAAAGGGCTTCCATAAGGCGTTTAGAGATGAAGAACGCCAGTCGGATGTCTATTGGCTTGCGTGGGAAATTACTAGAAGAACTCCAGGTGAGAGTGTTAAGCCTTTTGGTATGGATTTCATCGAGACACTTAAGAGTGTTGAGGTATTAGATTCAGACCCTTTAGCTTAAAGCGCGATCTTCCGTTCACCTATCTAATCGCTAGGCTAAGCATTAGATTGGGAATCGCGCCACAGCAGTTATTAGATCTAGATAAGACCATGCTCGATGCATTAGTGCAAGGGCTCAAGGATGAAGCGAAAGAGGTGAGCGATGCCAGCAAGCGTAAAGGGCGGTATCGCTCTTAGGAAGTCACTACGCGCCTTTAGTCCTGACCTTGCCAAAGCATTACCCAAAGAAGTTGCAGCAGCTTTAAAACCTATTACAAAGACTGCTAAGGGCTATCTGCCAGATGACGGACAAGTACTTAGCGGATGGCTTGCTAGAGAAAACTCTCAAGCTCGATTCCCTAGTTACAATGCTCGGCTCGTTAAAGCTGGCGTTGGCTATAAAACAACACCATCTAAGCCTAATCGCAGAGGTTTTAGATCTTTGGCTAGGGTCTTTAACAAAACTGCTGCTGGAGCAATTTACGAAACTATGGGGCGCAAGACTCCAACCAGTCGTTTTGTACAGAATCAAAACAGCAAGTACGGGTCATCTATGAAGGGTGACGGCAAGATGCAAGGTCGCGCCTTATTCCGTGCCTATGAAGAAAACAACGGCAAGGCAAGAGATGCAGTCCTTAAGGCTATCCAATCTGCAGCTAACAAACTTAACGCAAGAGCAAAGGTGTAACTAATGTCTAATATAGTCATTGATATTGCAGCGGAGTTTGTAGGCAAGCCAGCATTTAAGCAAGCCGAAACAGCAACAGACAGACTGGGCAAGAATGTAAAGAAACTTGCAGGTGCTTTAGGTCTTGCATTCGGTGGTCAGCAGATTCTTGCCTATGCTAAAAACTCTATAAAGGCAGCAGCAGCAGACGAGAAGGCGCAGAAGCAACTTGCACTATCTCTTAAAAATGTCGGACTTGAGCGAGATGCTGCAAGCACAGAAGCTTATATTCAGAACCTACAAAGCGAATTCGGTATTGTCGATGACAAGTTGCGCCCTGCGTATCAAAGTCTGGCAGTAGCAACACAAGATACAGCCGAGTCTCAGAGACTTCTCAACCTTTCATTAGATATTGCTGCAGCCACAGGCAAGGATTTAGGCTCAGTCACATCAGCATTGAGTCGTGCATACCTAGGCAACAACACAGCTCTTACACGCTTGGGCGTAGGTATCTCCAAGGCAGACCTTAAAGCCAAGTCTTTCGAAGAGATTACCAATCAATTACAAGATACATTCGCAGGATCGGCAACTCAAGCTGCTAACACTTTTCAGGGGTCTATCGATAAATTAGGCGTTGCTGCTGCTAATGCTTCAGAGATTATCGGTACAGGTTTAATTGATGCACTTAAAGGCTTAGGCGAAGAAAATTCAGTAGATAGCCTTGCCACATCTATGGAGAATGTAGCCACTTACACAGCTGATGTTATTCGTGGCGTTGGCGTTCTGATCGAAAAGCTAAAAGGAATACCTGGGGTTGGTTCACTCGATGTCGGAATGATTCCTATTATTGGTAGTTACATCGAAATGCTAAACAGAGCAGGTAAGGCATCTCAGGGTGGTAATGGTATTACTGCTCAAGGCTTGGCTCACCTTGCAGAACTTCAGGCAAAGTATACGACTACAATACTTAAAGATAAGAAGAAGATTACAGCAGAAGAAAACAAAGCACTTAAGGCTGCTCGCTTAAAGGCTGCACTCGATAAGGCTGCTCTTGCCCTTAACAAGGGTGAAGAAATTTTTGACATGGAGAAGATCCAGAACGCAGCAGCTCTTAAGAATCAGGCTGAGCAACTAGGCAAAGCAACTAATGGCGCACAGATGCTACAGATTGCTAACGACACTGCTCGCCTTAATGTCATGAAGTCCATTTCTGATTTAGAGGATGCTATGGCTTCTAAGGATGAAGCAGCAATCAAGGCTGCAACGGCTAAACTAAATGCAGATGTCGGAATACTTGGTGCTTTGACTGGACAAGATCTTAAATTAACCAGCATTAAATCCATCCTTGAGAGCCTAGAGCCTAAGGATCTAATTAACCTAGATAACCTCAGAGAAGCATTGGCTTTGCTAAAGCAGATTCCTATGGGTGTCGGTACGACATCTCTAGGTGCACCTTCTATGCCTAGCAGCTTAAACCCTATCTCTGGAGCAGGTGGCGTAAGAGCACCTAGAGCCTTTACCACACCTGAACTAAACTATTTAGATCGTGCTGGAGATTACCTCTACGAAGGTTCACCACTACAAGCCATGTTCGCAGCAGGTAACTCTGGCTCTTCTAGCACACCTATCAATATCACAGTAAACACAGGCATAGGAGACCCTAACGCTATCGCTGAAGCTATCGACCAGGTACTTGTAGATGCAGTACAACGCGGCACTCTGAGAGGTACATTTGTAACCCCATGACATGGCTTCCAGAATGGCGCGTGACAGTAGGTGATGATGTCTATACGACTGTCACCTCTGTTTCCTATGCTTCTGGTCGCTTAGACATTGATCGCCAACCTACAGCAGGTTACTGCCAAGTAACAATAGTCAATACAGACAACTCACCATTTACCATCAATGTTACAGAGCCAATCCTTTTAGAGCTTAAGAACTCATCGGGCACATACGTCACCGTATTCGGTGGAGAAGTATCAGACTTTAATATTGGAGTCAGAAGCCCAGAGGAATCAGGCTTTATTACCACTGGCACTATCTTAGGCATTGGCTCACTTGCCAGACTTACTAAGGCTATCTATAACACAGCCCTTGCAGAAGGTTTAGACGGTGCACAGATTGCAGCCATTCTAGGCGGTGCTCTTAACCTGACATGGGCAGAGGTCACACCTACTGTTACTTGGGATACTTATCCGCCTACTGTGACTTGGGCAGATGCCGAGTCCTACATTGGCACGATTGATTCAGGCTTCTACACGATGATTGCTCTAGCTGCTAACGCTTCTGCTAAGTCGCAAACCCTTGCAGACCAGATTGCTAACAGCGCATTGGGTCAGATCTACGAGGAAAAGGACGGAGATGTTTCCTATGACGATGCAGACCACAGATCTAACTATCTCGCAGCAAACGGCTTTACTAACCTTGATGGCTCAT